TTAATTGTTGAACCAGATCAACCAGCAGCAGATACAAAACATGCTGATGTTCAAGCACAGTTATAGAGGTAAATAAATGGCTATTAATTTTCCAAGCAATCCTAGCGTAAACGATACTCACACCGCAAATAGTATTACATGGAAGTGGGATGGAGCAACTTGGAAAGTTGGCATAACCACTTTTAATGCTGCCAATATTCCAGGTATTAGTACATCGGGGACATCATATTTTTATGATTTAGATGTTGCTCATAATGTATCTGTAGGTTCTTCTGTAACTGCTGGTACTTATTTTGGTGATGGTGCTGGTTTAACAAATGTTGCTGGTACTACTGGTCCTTCTGGTCCTGCTGGTGCTCCTGGTCCTGCTGGTCCTGCTGGTGGAACTGGTCCTCAAGGTTCACCTGGTTCAACTGGTCCTGCTGGTGCAACTGGTCCTATTGGTAGTGAAGGTCCTCCTGGTCCTTCTGGTGGTCCTGCTGGTCCTCCAGGTCCTCCTGGTCCTGCTGGTGGTGGAACGGGTGGAACTATTGGTAGTGGATCCTTTAATGCAGTTGCAGGTCAAGCAGTTCAATTAGATAGTGTCACAAACAGTCATTTACTATCTGATTATGATATGTACTTCAGTCATAGTGCTGGTACACAATCTCAAAAAGTTACAGTATTAAATGGTGGTGGAACTACTGCACATTCTCAACAATTTGGTATTATGTTTAATAATAACTTACTTGTTTCTATTGGATCATCTATTCATAATAATAATTTAACTATAAATGCTACACCAGAGTCTGGAATAACTGGCACAGTAACGTATAAGTTCCTTAGAACGGAGGTATCATGATTAGCACAACTTTAGATTCAAATACTGGAAGAGTTCTTGTTGTTCATAGCACTTCTGCTCAAGCATATACTGTTTGTGTAAAAGATGCTGCAGATTGGACAGAGATTCATAATTATATAATCAACGAAAATAATATAGATGATATTCCAAATAGGAAGATTGATTGCACATCAGAGATGCAGTGTTCTCCTAAGAGAGGTGTATATGAAATCTCTCCTGCAGAGGCAGATGTATTAAAGAATCACCCTAAGATTGAATGGGTATTGAGATCTACTTTACATAATGAATATGAACTGGAACAGAGAAAATATGATCAAGAGTTTGATCAACACATTACTACTAATAGATTTAAATATGATGTTACTAATAGGAGAACATCTACTAGTGGTGGAGGTAATCCAGGAAACACTTTAGATTTTACTCAGTGGGGTTTGTATCGCCATTCTCATAGGAGTAATAAGTTTATTAATGCTACAACTATAACTGAAGATCTACAGTATACTTTATCAGGGAAAAATGTTGATGTTGTTATTATGGATACTGGAGTTCGTTGGAATCACCCAGAATTTTTAAAACCAGGATTCACATCTGTTACTAGTATTTTAGCTTGTGAAGATGAGAGTAGAGTTAGAGATATATTAATTCATGGTGAATCTGAATATGGAATCAATTGGTCTGCTAATGGATTAACTGCACCTGGATCAGGATCATTTGCAAATTATAATGTTGCTGGTGCTTTATTAATGCATAATAATGGTAATCAAAGTAATAGTTTAGCAAACCATCATGGTTCGCACTGTGCTGGAACTTCTGCTGGCAATCAATTTGGACATGCCTTTGAAGCAAATATATGGTCTATTGCTTGTGTTGATAGAAGTGATCTTGGATGGTCAAATCCTTCTGATGGATTTGATTATATTAAAGTTTGGCATAAGAATAAACCAATTAATCCATTAACTGGTAGAAGAAATCCTACAGTTGTTAATGGTAGTTGGGGAAATAGGCAATTTTGGAATTATAATAATAATCATACTGCAACCTTTAGAGGAACTAGTTATGACCAGAGTCAAATAAATTCTACTACTGCACCTGCAGTACATCATATGTCTTATGGTTTCAGTACCTATAATGAGTTTACTGCTAAACAAACATATGGTCAATCAGAAGCAGATGAATTATTTAATGATCCTGATTGTAAGGATATAGTATTCTGTTTTGCTGCAGGTAATTCTAATGATAAACAGGAGATTCCTTCAGGGAGAGATTATCATAATGAAATGACTTCTGCTACTTTTTATTATGGTTCTGGGTATGATCATTATTATAATAGATCTGGAACACCTGCTATATCTGGGGAAGGAAGAGATGATGCTGCGATAGTTGTTGGTTCTATTGATGCTGCAAGACAGACAACTGGAGGGCAAGAAAGATGTTCCTCTTTCAGTAATAGAGGTCCAAGAATTGATGTTTGGGCTGGTGGATCTATTATCTTAAGTCCATATGCAACTGGATATGCTGACCCAAGAAATAATGGTTTTTATAACTATGCTATAAGTGGAACTAGTATGGCAACACCTCAAGTATGTGGTGTGATGGCGTTGTATTTGGAGTCTCAACCACAGGCAACTAGAGCAGATGCTAGAAAATGGTTACATACTCATGGATCTTGTGAAGTTGCTGCCACTGAATATTATGATCCATACCAAAGTAATGGTGATACTGATTCAGACTACTGGGGTAATACTTATAGTTTGAAGAGTTCTCCTCGTAGGATTTTATTTAATCCTTTCGCTAATAATGGTGAATCATCCATTACTGGCATTTCATTCTAAATATTTAAAAAATAAAGCAAATGGCAGATAAAGGATTTGGCGTAAAGAAAATCAATCTGATTGGAGCATCTGGTACTCCAACACTTACAAGTCCAAATAATCTAAATTTAAACGCAGTAAACGTTGCTATAAGTACTGATGTATCAATCGGTGGAACTTGTACTGCATATGAATTTAGTGGTGCTACTGCTAGTTGGATGGTTGGTAATGATGGAACAGATCATTACACTTTTATAGGATCAGGTATTTCAACTCAAGTAAATGATCCAGAATTAACTCTTTATAAAGGACAAAAATATATTTTTCATAATAGATCTTCAGGGCATCCGTTTAGGATTCAAAGCACTGTTAATGGAACTCCATCTCCAGGTACACAATACAATATTGGTGTAACTAATAATGATGGTTCTGCACCAACAGATATTATATTTGAAGTTCCACAAGATGCACCAGATACGTTGTACTATCAATGTACAGCACACCCTAATATGGGTGCTAAGATTAATATAGTAGGTGTAATTTCTGATACTGATACAACTTTAGATGGAAAGACTAGTGGTACAAGTGTTTACTTAGGAACTTCTGCTGGTGCAGCTAACACTAGTATGGCTGGTGGAGATGTTGGTATTGGATATAGTTCATTAAATGTATCTCCTGGCGGTGATAATACTGCTGTTGGACAAAGATCTTTAGAAAATGTTGGTGGAAGTTATAATACTGCAGTTGGATCTTACGCTGGATTTAGTACTACTACTGGCATTAGCACTGCAGCAAATAATAGTTTCTTTGGATATGCTTCTGGGTATAAGAATAATGGAAATGATAATTCTGGATTTGGTTACTATACTCTCTTTAATAATATTGGATCACAAAATACAGGACTGGGTCTATATTCTTTACAGCAAAATATAAATGGAAGTTTTAATACTGGACTGGGTGGTTATACATTAGTCAATAATGTTGATGGAACTAATAATAGTGCGAGTGGTTATACTGCATTATACTCTAATGTGAGTGGTAGTTATAATACTTCGAGTGGTGATTCTTCATTATACGCTAATGTGAGTGGTGATTATAATTCAGCTTTTGGGAGGAATGCATTAAGAACAATTACCTCTGGAGGGCAAAATGCTGTTTTAGGATCTGATGCAGGAAGGTATTTAACTGGTGGATCTAGCTATAATACATTAATTGGTAATTATGCTGTTGGTGTTGGAACTACTTCAAACTATGTCACTGCTGTTGGAAATGGTGCATTACAGAATAATATAGCAGATTTTAACACAGCAACAGGTTCTTATGCATCGCTACAGAATACAACAGGAGCTTTGAATTGTTCTTTCGGTGCTTATGCAGGAGAAAATACCACGACAGGAAGTTGGAATAATGCGTTTGGATATGCTGCTTTAAATGATAATATAACAGGTCAATCTAATAATGTAATGGGATATCAAGCACTTGGAGTTTCTACTGATGCTAGTTATAATGTTGCAATCGGATATGAGAGTTTAAAATCTCTAAAAACTGGTGATTATAATACTGCCGTAGGACATAATACACTTGAGTCTCAAACTAGTGGAAGTTATCAAGTTGCTCTTGGTGCATTTGCATTAGGTATGAGTACTGTGACTTCATCAAATACTGCTATTGGATATGCTAGTCAACTTCAGACTATAAGAGGTATTGCTAATACTGCGGTTGGAAATAACAGTTTACGGGAAAATATTGATGGTGATAATAATGTTGCCGTGGGATATGAAGCAATTGGTATTGGAACGACTGGTAGTTTAAATGTTGCAGTTGGTTCTTATGCATTACAAAAAAATAATAATAACTATAATACTGCAGTAGGTTATAAAGCATTACAAGAAATTACGACAGCTCAAAATACTGCAGTAGGTTATAAAGCTGCTGGTATAGCTACGGATTCTTATAATACATCTGCATTTGGATTTAATGCATTAGTTAGCTTGACAGCAGGTAATGGTAATTCTGCTTTTGGACAAAGTAGTCAGTTTTCTACCTTAACAGGACAATATAATTCGTCCTTTGGTGCGTTAGCAATGGGATATAACACCATAGGTGGTCAGAATTGTGCCTTTGGTAATGAAGCATTAGCAAAAAGTGGAATTGGTTCTGATAATACTGCAGTGGGATATAAAGCACTGACGAACATGAATAACGGTTCCGATACTAATACTGCGGTTGGTAGTTTTTGCCTTAGCAGTACAGGTACAACTGCATCATTTGCTATAGCAGTTGTTAATTCTGGAGCAAGTTCATATACTATGAGTGGTAATGATAGAGTAGGAGGACCTGCTGCTGGAAACAACCCAACTATTACTCTTAATATAGGAGATACTGCTACAATTAGTATAAGTGCTATTGGACATCCATTCTGGATTCAGTCAAGTTCTGGTGGATATAATGCTTCAAATGTTCTTGGAACAAACGAGGGTGTAACTAATAATGGACAAGATAATGGTGATGTTACTTTCACACCTAAAACTGCTGGTACTTATTATTATGTTTGCCAAAATCATGTGTCTATGCAGGGACAAATTGTTGTTCAGGATCCACCTCAAGCAAGTACTGCTATGGGATATGCTGCGTTATACAGCAACACAGTTGGAGGTAATAACGCAGCTGTTGGTAAGTTTTCGATGTATCTAAACCAGTCAGGTTATAACAATACTGCGATAGGTCAGCTAACACATTATGGTAATAGTGGATCAACTCATTCAGCATACGACTGCGTCTCTGTGGGACATATGGCACATTATTCCCTTGATACAGGATATTCAAATACTGCTGTGGGTAAATGGGCTGGATATTTTGTTAATACGGGTAGTAATAATACTATGCTCGGTTATCAGTCAGGAACTGGATCATCACCATCAGGTTCTGTTAATAGTAATAGTAATATTGTTTGTTTAGGAGATAATTCTGTTCAAAATATATATTGTAATGATACATCAATTAGTTCTTCGGATCTGAGAGATAAGGCTGATATACAAAATTTTGATCATGGATTAGCGTGGATTAAGGAGTTAAGACCTGTTACTTATCGTTGGGATAAGCGTTCTTGGTATACTGAAGATCCAGCTACTAAAGGAACACCTGATGGAAGTAGGAAGACTAATCGTATTCATGTAGGTTTCATAGCACAAGAAGCAATTGAAGTTGAGAAAAAATTTGGTTATGGAGATACAAAGGACAATATGCTTATCACTAACCAAGATGAGGATGATGCTGATCCTTCATATGGTATGAAGTATGAAAGATTAATTCCAGTTCTTGTAAATGCAATTAAGGAATTATCTAGTGAGATAGATACGTTGAAGGCAAAAATAGCAGAATAGTAGATGTGTAACCTCAATAAATACCTAATAAAGTAATCATATAATGGCATTCAATAGAGAGCTGTCACAATTTGGTCATTATATAGTAGTTGATGACACTACTGGTAAGATTGCTATTACCAGTACAACAACTCCTAATATTGGATTTGGTAATACAAACCCTCAGTTTAAGGTTGATGTTGCTGGTGATATTAACTTTACTGGTGATCTTTATCGTCAGGGTGAAAAATTTACTTCTGGTGTTGGTATTGGATCAACAACAAGTAATCCAGTTTCGGCAGAGATTAGTAATAAAGTTGGTGTAGGTTTTACTGACATTAACTTTGTTGGTGCTGGTATGACTGTTACTGGTTATGGAACCACGATAGTTGTTGACTTTACTAACCTTGCTGTTAAAGCAGACGCTACTATACCATCATTAACTATATTAAGTTCTAGTTCTAACGTATCTTCTAATACGCAATATCTTACTAATACTGTAGGTGCAGGATTTACTGTAACTCTTCCATTAACTAAGAACCCTGGAGACTTTATTGAACTCAATGATACGGAAGTAAGTTGGGGCATAAATAATCTTATGGTTGCAACCCAAAATAATGAGCAGTTTAAAAACTTTTCAGGCGTGATTGATTCTCCTTTAGCATGTGATGTCGATGGTGCTACTGTCAAATTAGTTTGGACCAGCACTTATTGGAGGGTATTTGCATGACAATGTTCTTAAGTGGAAGTATGCTATCAGGGTCATCTGGTGGCGGTGGTGGACTTTCATTCGGTCAACAAGATAACTTTACCGTTCACGCTCTAAGAAGAGATGATGACGGTATGCTTCGTTATACTAAGGTAAAAACTTCTGATCCTGATGTAGTTGATGTATCACATAGACTCGATGGAACAGCATACCCAGAGTTCTTAGAAGGATTGGATTATGTGGATGAAACCACTGAAGAAAAAACTTATAGGAACAATGACTTCGATAAATACCAGCAGTTCAGGTTTGATTTTAGGAGAACATCCTATTATGTTGATGATGATGGATATCTAACTGTATCTTTTAGTGATTATGATTATACCGTAGGACCAAAATAGGATTTAAAAAAAACAATGGCTGAATTTAGACTTGGCAGATTAAAATTTAACTGGCGTAGTGACTGGACTATAAGTACTGCGTATGTTATAGATGACATCATAAAGTATGGTGCAAATACTTATGTTTGTAAGAAGAATCACACTTCTGCTGCTGCTGAAGAATCTTTTTATAGTGCAGATCTAACACTTAATTGGTCCTTACATACTGAAGGTATAGTAAATAAGGGAGATTGGGCTGCAAGTTATTGGTATAAGGTAAATGATATATTCAAATATGGTAATACTCAGTATAGAGTAACTACTGGATTTACTTCTGGTGCTAGTTTTGATGAAGCTGCTAGTACTACAAATGTAGTTGAGTACTTACAATCATTTAATTATGAAGATACTTGGAGTTCTTCAACACAATATCAAGATGGAGATGTTGTAACTTACGGTGGATACACTTACGTTTCAAAGAGTGTTAATACAGATAAAGCACCTTCATACAATCTAACGAATGATTGGGATATTATAACTACAGGATTTAATGTAGTTGGTTATTATTCCGCATCAACAGATTATAAGCAAGGTGATGTAGTTCAATATGGTGGATACACCTATGTTGCAATTACAACTAGTACAAATACTATCCCAACAACACCAGCAAATTGGACTTTAGTTAATAAAGGTGTTGCTTGGAAAGGTAACTGGGATTCTAGTGTAAAGTATGAATTAGGAGATGCTGTAAAGAGATTAAGTAATAGTTATATTGGTGTTGCTACTGTTGGTAGTCTAAACGAAGATCCTTCAACTGACGGTACAAGTACTTATTGGAGTATGTTGGCTGAGGGTGCTGCCAATAATGTGATGACCACTCAAGGTGATATGGTCTATTACACCACTGGTTCTGCTAGATTACCTAAAGGAACTAATGGTCAAGTACTCGCTATGAGTACTGGTGGAGTACCTAATTGGGAATCAAATAGCGTAACACATCCAGTTTTCTATGTAACAGAAGAAGGAAGTGATACTAATGATGGTTCAAATATAAGTAGGGCATTTGCTTCTGTAAGACATGCTTGTGGTATAGCATCTGGACCAGCAAGTATTTACGTAAAAGCAGGAACATATTCAGAAACTCTTCCAATTGTTGTACCACCTGGCGTATCACTTGTTGGAGATAACTTAAGAACATCTAGGGTTAAACCAGGTATTCATTATGCACATACCTTTATAAGTGGTCTTACTGGATCTGTTACAGCAGATTCTGGTGGTCCTTTTACTGCTGGTGGTGGAACAACTTACGATTCTGTATCAGGGGATCTTGTATTAGAGATTGGAACACATAGTTTAACTACTTCTAATACTATTGGTATTAATGGTAATTCATTAACATTTACTTGTTCACAGGATAATTATGCTACTCAGCATACTTATCCGAGACCAAAAGATCCAGTTTATGGTAATACTACAATACCAATTATTGCGACAACTGGAACTACAATTACAGTTAGAGTTGGTCAGGGAAATGCATCTAGGCATCAAGATATAACATTAGCATCTGCTCCTTCTGCTGTTGCATATGGTTCTTCAATCTTTAACGGTGCTGGAACTAAGTGTGCTGTTATCTTAGATTCAGATTACGCTGAGAAGCAGATTCAAATCAGATGGCTTTCTGGTGGAGAATGGACAACATCAGATGAGTGGGAAAATGGTGGAACAGATATAGGTATTACTTCGGTTACTACAAGACCGAATGAAGAATCGACAATGTTTATGTTAAGCAACTCAACGATGCTTAAAGACTTGTTGATGGAAGGTATGACTGGTTTCAGTCCAGCAGGTATAGTTACAACTATAAGTTGTAGTATTGCTGGATCTAAGATAACTGGTTCTGATTTATTCCCAGACTTAGTTGGAACAACTATAACTGGTTCTGGTGTTTCGACTGGAACAAAAGTTAGTGGATTTATTGATGGTTCTACTTTAGAAGTTGATAAGATTCAAACTCTTGGTGCAACTGATCTTACATTCACAGCACAACAGTATGATCCTAATAATGCACATATTAAAGGAACCTTTGTTGCTTTAAACCCAGAAAGTAGAGTTGTTAAATCACCATACGTATCAAACTGTTCTGCAAAATCTGTTAAAGGTATTGGTGCAATCGTAGATGGTGGGGTTCATAGACAATTTGTTGATGGATCAGCAACACCTTCTAACAAATCTATCGTGTTTGACTCATTCACAAACATTCACGATGAAGGAATGGCATTCTGGATCACAGATGGTGCTGTGGCAGAAACAGTTTCTTGTTTCACATACTATAACCATATAAGTTATGCTGCTACTCGTGGTGGAAGACTTAGATCTCTTGTTGGAAACAGTTCATGGGGTAAGTATGGTGTTGTAAGTTCTGGATTTAGTCCACTTGAGAAGGCAAGAGAAGGTCAATTAGAAGGATTAGTTCTTACGTATGATCATACTAGTGTTACTGGATCAGGATTCCAAGTTGGAGAAAGAATCCGAGGTAATACTTCTGAAGCTTGGGGAAAAATTAACTCAGTTCAAGGAACCCTTCAAGAAAAAATATATTATTCAGTAATTAGTGAAGGTGCTGTTGGAGTTGGATCAGGATTCTCTGCTGGAGAAACAATTACTGCTATGACTTCAGGAACAACTGCTCCTCTTCTTAACAACACAAGTGCAAACGAAGGACAATCTGGACGTATTCTTGTTCTTGCTGGATTAGGAACATCACCAACCCTTGAACTCAATGGTAGTATTGAATTTGTTACTGGATTAGGTAACGGTGGATATAATAGTGATAATATTACTGGATCAGATCCATTTACTTTTGTGATCTCTGGTGTAAGTCAGTCAGGTCCTGTTGGTAAGGGTAATGTACAGATTGACAGAGGACAGTGGGCTACTGCTGGTGCAGCACATACAGGTGGAAGCACAACATTTATTAAGTATCCAGTTAATATTGGTGCTTCATTTACATTACTAACTCCAGCACAAGCTGGAGATGTTACTCTTAGTACGAGTACCATTAGTGGATTTAATCCTGGTGAATATTGTTTATCACCAACTAATGAATTGTGTAAGATTCAAGCATTCCCAACTGCAAACTCTATGACTGTGTTAAGAGCACAAGATGGTGCTGCTGTTGCATCTGCATATAGTATTGGTGATGCCTTTACTTCAATTGGAACAACTAGTTTTGTTACTTCTGCTGAAGTTAATAAAGACTTTACTGGTGTTTCTACTGACTTTAGAGCAACGATTTCAAATAGATTTGAAGATGTTGTTGGTTCTTATATGAAGATTGATAATGAATTTACTAAAGTAACTGGTGTTACTACTGATACTTACGGTACTACTATTGTAACTCTTGTTGAAGAAAAAGCTGCTAAAGCGTTTGATGAACAGGATATCAAAATTCGTTACATCTTCAGTCAGGCAAGATTAACTGGACATGACTTCTTACAAGTAGGAACTGGTGGAACATATACAAC